TCGACGAAAGTAGTTTTAATTTTTTTTAATTTATTGGATTTTTGAGTTAATAAAAACCCCGACGCTAATTAAAGTATCGGGGTTTTTTGAATTAAAACAATGAATATAAAGAATATGTTAAGTTCCAGATACAACAGTGAATCCTGCCGAAGCTAAATCAGTAGCAGGGTTTCCTGTTGAGGCAATAAAGTTTGCAGGAATTTTCTCCATCCCAGTAAAGGTTAAAGTGTAACCACTTGCGTCTCCCATTGCAGCACCAGTAGCAATACTACCTCCTGTCACATCACCTCCGTACTCCAAGAAAGCTAAAAATAAGTTCTTATTGTTGTCTTCGATGATTACATGAGGGCTACCGAAAGTTAATAGTTTAACCGTCTGGTGGTCTTCCTTAGTTAGTTTTGGTAGTTGCAACTCTAGTACTCCCTCGAAAAATGTCGTTCCATTCTCTCTGCTTGAAGTTGGTGTCTCTGTGTATGTAGATGCACCTCTAACATCAAACTTGTATGCGTCTGGTGTTCCTGCAACAGAGTCAATAACGTCTGTGTCTGTAGCATCGTATGTAATAGCACCTAAAGCACCCTTGTTGATAAAGTACACAGCATTAATACCGCCTACCGAATCTTTACAAGCCTCTAGTCTACCTCTTGATATATCACAAGCCATTTGTGTTTTGTTTTTATAAGTTATTAAAAAAGGGTAGGTAGATAAAAACCGACCTACCCTGTGTTATTTAGTTAATCAGTACTCTTAGTTAGCGGAGTTTGTGATACCGTATGTAACAATGTCTTCTACAACACCGTACTGCACACCTGCTAAGAACCTCATGATTACTCTAACGTTCTTAGAACCATCTAGGTCAGCCATATCTAACAATCTAACCTCGTTCCAGTCAGACAAGATCGAAGTACCAAACCATAAGTTTGACTTCTCAGCCAATACCATTGTGTTAGCAGGCAATCCATTAGCAACAAAAATCCTTAATCCCGCAAACTGTAATCCTTGGAAAGATTGGTTTAACCCAGCAGTATTAATACCTGCAGCACCTTGACCGCCACTTGCGAAACCACCTAAAGCGATAGCGTAAGACTTGTAAACGTCTTGAGACACATATAAGCACAATTCTGGAGAACCAAACAATGCTTTAGGGATGGCAGCGTAAACTTTACCCATCTCTTCTAAAACATTAGCAGAAGTAACAGTTGTTCCTGTAACCTCGTTAGCAGCAGGCAAATCAGCATCAGCAGCCAATAAGGTAGTAAACCCGTCGTAATCGTTAGCACCATCAGAACCTGCCCAGATAGAGTTCTCGTTAGACTCAGCTACCTTTGCAGCAACGTACTGTACAATGTAGTCTTGGATTGTTGGGGGCATATTTCTAAATGCAGATGCTCCCATTTGATAACCATTCCAATCGTTGAACCAGTCAGTCTTACAAAGCTCTAAGTTTACTTGAAACTCTTTGGGTTCGATAATTCTTTCAGTAGAAGTGATTGTTGAAGTGTCAGCGAAATCACATGATGCACCCCTAATAAGTCCATCGGTTTCCAATCTTCGTACAACTTCTTTACCGACGATATTCGGTTTAAAGGTAATTGCTCCTTGAGCAAGGGTGTTTCCACCAAGTAAGGCAGCAGAGATAATCTGATTTTTACTCTCCCCTGCGTAAGTAGTAGTGATACTTGTAGTAGTAGCCATTTCTATTTTCTGTTTAAATTATATTGTATTCTTTCTAAAGCTGTCATTGTTGAGAAATCAACTTGCTCAAATCGAGGTGCAGCTCTTTCAACCTCGTTTTCTGGGGAGTGAACAATCTCTTGCGCAGTAGATAACTCTACTTCCTCTTTTACTTCTTCTTTAACTTCCTTAGAGAGTTCTTGAGGAACTTCTTTAAGGCTCTTTTGTTTTTCTTCCATAATGCTCTTAAACATTGAAAGCATTTCTGTTTTGAAAGCATCAAAAGCACTCAATGTAACATAAGCGTCAATAGGAGCGTCCTCTTTAACAGGCTCTTCCTTTGTTTCTTCCGCTAATTCAACTTTAGGCTCTTCCTTAACTTCCTCTTTCTTCTCAGAAGATAGATTCAAAGCATCGGAAATACTAGCCCAAATGTTTTCTAAAATTGTCTCTTTAGTCATTTTTATAAATTTATATTATGATAACAATAGATTGTTTCTATTGATTTACTTTTAGTTAGCCACTAATCCTAAAACCCGATTCACTGTATATCTCATACTTTCCGTAGAAAGCCTTGTTGCATAGGTTAAATTCATATACACCACCATCTAACGAAACCCTTTTCTTAAAGGCTTCACCCTCTCCTTTACCACCTATATAACCTATTCCTTGAGACCATATAGGGTGAGATTTACACTTCTTGCCCTTACACCCTTTTATAGTGTAGGTATTCTTGCAATAACAGTATTTAGCTCTTTTTGGCATTACGGTACGTCATTTACTATGTTAGCACTTGTCATGTTATACATCACAAACACACAATTCCCTTCTGTTCGCGGTGTTTTTTCTTGTTATAGCCATTATTTGAATAAGTCAATTAGTTTTTCTATAGTATCTTTATCTTCTGACTTTTGAGATGACATTTCCTCCTTTTCAATAAGGCTTTTTTCGTAGTCAACCTTTTCGCTAGTGAAGTTGCTACCCTCTATACTGAATCCCATGTACTTTCCATCCTTTACATCTTGCCAAACTTCGTCATTGTAGACTTTCATTTTAACAGCCCAACCACCAAGTATAGGTTCTACACCGTAAAGGTTTATCTTATCCTTTGCCATGTCCTCTGTAACCCAAGATTCAATAACAGAAACTCCGCTAGTGAAAGACTCGTGTTCTAGCGTTGTATTGTTTATTTTAAGACGTTTTAAGTACAGTTCCGATGCTTTCTGGACTGTTTCCTTAGAGAACACGATATTGTACTCGTAATCGCCTCTCTTGCGGTAAATCTTCTTGTCTGGAATTAGAGCGTAGCCGACAACTATCCTTTTCTCGTCATCTATAGCTTTAAACTCTACTTTATGCTTACTTAATGCAACAAAGTTTTCCTCTATTGCAGGGTACTCTACTAGGGATATAGCTTCAACACCACTATCCTCTTCGTTCTCGTCAATGAATAATTCTATTGTTTCTAAATCTTTTTCTTCCATATTATTATAACGTATTATTTAAAAGCTTGCACTAGATTGAATATTTGCATCCAGCTGCTGCTGATTTGTTACATCGCCACTAACTACGTAAGCCCTTATAGGGTTGTTGAATTGAGACTGTATAGCATCTAATATCTGATTCCCTTCCGTCTGACCTGCTAGGGTGAAATTGAAAGACCTATCGCCTACCCCGCCTCCTGAGCCACCTGCCCCTGTTCTGATTGGGGTTCTAGCTGATGATGACTGGTATTTTTGACTAGCTATTGTAGCCACCTGAGCAAGACCGAAAGCTATTGTAGGTAGTGCTTGAGCTAGTCTAGCGAAGAACCCTCCTTTTGCATCAGCCATAACACCCGCTGCTGCCCTAGCGGTATCTACCGTAGCCATAGCTATATTAAATGCTTTTTGCTGCCTAAACTTCTTTTTGTTTATTTGGTCTTCCTTCTTTCTTAGGTTTTCGTCATTTCTCCATATTTGGTTCTGAATAGACCTTCTCTCATCTGCTGAGAGTTGCTCGTTTAGCAATCTATTGTTTAACTCTTCATTTAAAGCGTTTGTTCTGTTTCTTTCAATTACCAATTCCCTGTCTAGTTGTGCGGACAAGAAGTTGTTTATTTCAGAGTAAGCTTGTTTGAACATATCAACATATTGACTTAGCTTATCTATGTCGCTAACACCATCTTGGTCAACACTATTACCTATACCTAAAGCGTCTCGTCTAGCGTCTGCTAGCTGCGAGAAAATATCAAACAAACCTTTATACTTAGATTCTATTTCGCTTAAAGACTGAACTTCCTCACCTCTTGCTTGATTTGTAGCTATTTTTAATTGAGAGTCCGCTACTTGTTTAGCTTGTTCTTTTTGTTTTCTCGATAGTTTATCATTTAGGTCTATTTTGTGCTTGTACAATTCAGTGGCTCTCTCAAGGTCTTTAATGTGATTATCTGCCTTAGTTATAACTATTATTTTCTCGGTTTTCATCCTCAATTCAAGAGTAATCTTCTCGTATTTTATTTGGTTTTCTAACCTGAGTTTCTGATACTTTTCTCTTATCTTTCTTTTCTCTTCCTCTGTA